TAGGTATTAATTAGATTTAAGCATAAGGGATAGAAAAAAGATATCTTTTTGTGATAAGAAGTGTAATTTTTTTATATCACATCCAATGGTTTTAAAAATTTGATTAATATATAAGGGTAAAACTATGGAAAAAGATATCTTTATGATTGAAAATAAAACGAAACTTCATCATATAATAAATGTAGGTGATGGAAGTAATTATAGAAAAAGTGTTTATCCCTTTTGGGGTTTATCTCAAGATACACGAAGTTATATTAGAAATTATATGAATGTTGGAGATGTTTTATGGTTTTGTCAAGATTTTGGAAAACATCTAAAAATTATAGGTATGGCAGAATATACTCATAAATATGATATTCTGGATGAACCACTTATACCTTTGAATATAATTGAAAGAGAAAAACAAAATTGGGACTCTTCTGTAAGCAATGAAATACAAATTTATTACAAAGAAATTTACGATACAACGAGGCAAAATATAACGATTGAAAAAACAGATCAAGAAATTTTTACATACTCAAGTGAACATGGAGGAGATCTATATAAACATTATGGTGGTTTTAAGTTTTATGGAAAATATCTATAATAATATAATATTATTAATAAGTATAATGTATAGCTTTCGGAGCAATGAATTAGTCTTGAAATCATTTGATTTAACAAACGAAATAAAACGTGATAATCGTTTATTAAAAAATAAAGATATTACAATCTTTAATAGTTCTGTTTTACCAATAAAGGATACAAATGATTTTTTAGTCGCGAGTCGCGGATGGTATGGTAATATTAGAACCTGGGATGGTATGAACTTTATAATTTTAACAATAATGAGTTCTAATTATAAAAAAAAGAGACAAAATATCATTGATGTCGATGTAAGTATTTTAAAAGAAAAAAATTTAAAATTCAAAGAATTCAAAAAGAAAATAATTGAACATCAAAAAACCGTTCTTGAAGGTCCCGAAGACCCCCGACTTTTTTATTATAAAAATAATATATTTATGTTGATAAACGAAATAGATGATGTAGATAAAGATCCACGGAAAAGACATATGTATTTATCTACAATTGATCTTGAAACATTAGATTATGATACTCCAAAAACAAAGATATGTGAAATTTTATCAAGCAATTTTGAGAAAAACTGGGGACCTTTTACATACAAAAACAAGATGTATATGCTTTATGATATCAATCCATTAAGAGTTATGGAAGTTGTTGGTGCAAATAATTGTAAAATGGTTCTAAACAAAAATGATAAAACAATCAATAAGATAGAAAATAGCTTTGGCGATTTAAATTTTCATTTAAGAAACAGTAGTAATTTAATACCTTTTTCAGGAAAACTTTTAGGAATGGGACATTCTGTTTTAGATTACAAAGGATCTACAGATTTAAATAAATTTTTAATACCTACAATGGATTCATCTAAATATGATAAAAGTGATAAAGAATATTTTAAGAGATTTTACAAATTATATTTAGGATTTTTCTTCATATTAGATATGAATAAGGGTGAAATAACAAAACTAAGTCCTTTTTTCCAATTACCAAGTAAAGAGGCAAAACAAGAATTAATATTTTTCCCAACAACTATATGTGAAGACAATAATGGGTTTGTAGATATTTCTTACAGTTTAGGAGACAATCGTTCTTATGTTTGTAAATTACATTCTGAAGTAATAAAGACATCTTTATATGAAAAAAATAATATTGATATGCATATGAATTACAATGTAAATACAAATTATTATTTAGAATTATTAAGAACATTAAGAATTGTTAATAAGTTTTCCCCTAAACCAGAGGATTTTAATATTTTTGTAGAGGCTTAATTACATTTTTTTCATCATCTTTTTTTGATTCGATTGAATGTTTAAATTTAGGATTTTTAATACATTCAAAATTTTCATGATAAACACATAATCTTACATTAAGGTAATCAACTTTACAATACATACATATCCACATAGTATGTTAAATTATAAATTATTTATATAAATATAAATATAAATCAAATTTACACCTTTGAACATAAACTTTTTCTTCATTCATATTTGTTATTGTGAAATTATTACCTTTTTAATAGTTTCACAAACAATATATTGTTATATATATATAATGGAAGGTAGTACTGAAAGTTTAGAGAGAGATATTGATATAGAAACTGATATTCTTGATTTTGAAAATGCCCCTGACTACATTGAAGGAGATTACAGACAACTTTTAAGAGATTTATCTTCTCACCCATTTGCTCCAGGAATGAATGATGATTGGCCATGGTATAATAGACCCCCTGTTAATTGGGGAATCATTGTTGAACTTAATCGTTTATTAAGTAAGAATGGTGTTTATAGTTGGTGGTATGATAGATTTTTAAGAGCTAGAGAAGAATTTATGTATGTTCCTGAAGATCAACCAAATTCAACTTATAAAAGTGGTCCTAAAAAAGGGCAACGAAAGGTAAAGTCATCAAAGATGTTAAAAGAAGATTATGAAAGGTTATATACCCCAGGTGAAAGAGCGGGGAGAAACCCCAAAAACAATAATGAAATGATTAATCGTTGTGTAAAAAAAATAGTTGAGGATGAAATAAATGGTGGGAGAGTTCGTATAGTTCCTAATTTAGATGAAATTCGCTATTTTTTAGAAACAAACCGCGAAGAAATTAATAAAGTTTTAAAGAAAATACCGAAAGGATATCGTGGAATTGTATCGTGGATGGATTTAAGGATGAATCATGACCATATGTGGTATGAGTCTTTGAAATTCGCACATCCATTATATACAGTTTTAAGTTTATCAGACCCTGTACTTTCACCAAGGGGTTTATATCCATGGTTTAGAAGAGCAATCGGTAGTTACATACCAGATAATAGAGGAAATCATTCTAAAGATGGTAGAGCAGACTCTTATATTGCTATGGATAGTAATCTAAAAGATAATTTAGGAGAAAATTCATTAGCAATATGTAAAGTATTATTAGAACATATTGATTTGGATGTTTTAAATAACCATTGTTCTATTAGTGCTGTAACTGATATTATTAGATATTCAGTAAAGAAATATCCAAGTGTTCCGATACCAACTCCAAATGGTCCGCACAATCATACGCAAAATGTTGTTGAAGAAGACAGATTAAACAGGACATCCGATGTAGCACATAAGATGTTTGAGATGTTAGGTATTGTTGGATTAAAAAATCAAAATTTAAGAAATATGCAGTTCGACGTCCTTGGAGAATCATGGAGACCAATAAGAACAGGGAGAGAAGGATTGGGTATGGATCCACGTTACATGGATCCTAATGATAGACGTTTACCCAACCCTTATGCTAAGACGCTTCTTGACTTATGTCATCCAAATATGATAGCATTATCCTTTAATCAAGGTTTGGGAGAAATGACATTTGATAGAAAGAAATTATTGAATTATGCTGTGGGTTTAAAGGATACAATGTCACCATTATCATACCTAGATAGAGATGTAAGTGATTATATTGGTATTGAATTATCAAGACAACCAATTAAATATCATCGCAAAGATCCTTTAAGAAGGAACTTTTTTTCTCAAGGTGAAAGAGAAGATCGTATACGTGCTTTTCAAAGATTAAGTACAGCTAGAGGATTAGATAGTTTAACATCTCATATTGGTCCCCGTTCAGGAGTTGATATGGGTAGTGTTATGGATATTATGGCGAGACATCAAGGGGTAAATTTACTTGAAGATGCTAAATATCCTGAAAGTAAAATGAGTATGGAACATTATACAACACCTGAAAGACCTAATATTGAAGTTGGAGATGGTATTATGTGGTCGGATAGAGAAGGAGAAAAATATGGAACTGTACTCAATATTCAGAGTAGATATTACAAAGTAAAAAATAATGTTACTGGAAAAATATTTTTTATTCCTCTTAATTTGAGAGGAATAAAGGTATTCAAAGATGAAGATTTATCACCTACTTACAACCCTGGTTCACCACGTTTAGATATGTCTGGTCTAAGTCTTGATGGAGGGTCAAAAAGAATAAAGACAAAGAAGAAGAAGCGTGGTAAGAAATCTTCATTCAGGAAGAGAAGATCTATCAAGCGGAGGTGATTGTGAATCCCCCCTTTCTGAAACTTTCGTAAGAATATTAGCCATATTTTTTAATGATTGACGATCATTTTGTTCCTCTAGGAAATGTAGGATTGTTAGATGATCATTTATTTTTTTTATCTTTTCAACTTTTTCATCATCTTTGTATAAGACTGAATGACCATATATAAATCCTACGTCAATTTTATACATATTGTCTTTTTATATGAAATATTTAAATTGTGTCAAATTTATTTAAAAAAGAAAAGGGAATAAATAATGAAATATGGAAAAAGAAGATATAGCAGAACTAATCAAAAATGAACTCAGTAAATATCACCAAAATACAATCAATATGAGATTTAATGAATTAGAAGAAAGATTAGATTCAAAGTGTTCTGATCATGATGTAGAACAAAAAATGAGTGAATATAAGAGTAATTTAGATGATGTTGTTGCTAGGATTAATTACTTAGATCAGCTATATTTAGAAGAAACAATTATGGAAATGAAATCTGATATAAACAATTTAGAAAGCGAAATTTCTGATGTAAGGTCTTCATGTAATGATTATGATATTGTATGTAGATTAGATGAATTAGAATCTGACTCGGTTAATTTGGAATCAAGAATAGATGAACTTGAGAGTAAAATATCTTGTTTAGAGGATCAGATTGAATAATACTTAAAGAACAGAGTATCATAAAGATACAATGGAAAACTTTACAAATACAACAACAACAAATATATCTTTTGATTGTGAAGATTTAAGTAACAATGGTTTGTATATGATATTTATAGGATATATAGTCCCTTTATTTTCACCAACTATGAGAGCATATATGAAAGACATCTTTATTCACGTTAAAAATGTTGGTAAAGTGACTGGTCAAATTGTAAGTTTGACTGAATTTGGTTTTACAAAAGTTCAAAAAATACATAAATTAGAAGACATGGCAACATTTATAGAAAGAATCTGTAAAAATAAGAATCTAAAAGTTATGAAAGATGAATGTTTAGAATGTGCTAAATCATTCGCAGGAGGAGAAGGTTTTAATGAAGGAAGTTGGAACAAATTACTTGTAGAATTAGAAGATCTTCATAGTAAAAAAGTTAAGGGAGAAAAACCATAATAAAAATATTAATATATCATATATATAGATATACAATATGACATCAAATAATGAACTTTTATTATCTGTAGTTAGTAAAATTCAAGATCGGTTAATTATATTATTAAATGATATAGGAGAAACGACTGATATAAAAGATGAAATTAATATATTAAAAAACTATAAGAATGATGATTGTGGTTTTTCTAAAGAAAGAATGGAAGAATATAAAAAGAGAATAGGTTATAAAGATGATGAAAGTGAAGATACATCAACAGATACAGCAAGCCCAGGAACAATTCCTAGTTTAAAATTAAGTGAAGAAAGTATAGAAGATTATGTTTATAACTCTGAATTAAGTGAAAAGGGAAGAGAATATTTTCCAGAAAGTGTTCAAAGAACAGATGATGTTCAACGAGAAGATGTTGGACAACAAGGGGGTTATAAGGTTAAGGAACTTTTTTACAAGAAGGATAATACTGATAGGGGTAATAATAGTGTAAGTGTTATGAAAAAAGAAAAAGAAAAAGATAGTTTAGGTAAGGATGTTGAATTTTTTAAATATTATACGATAGAATCTGAAGATAACATTTATTTACATGTGGTTAAAGATGATCAGAATGAAAGTGAACTCGATGATGATGATGTAAAAAAAATTATGGATGCGGGCTTTAAAGATAGTGAAGGTAATGATATTAATTTACAAGAAGCAAAAAGTGAAGATGGAATAGATCGGGTTAATAAATTTGTGATACAAGTTATGTTTAAAGACGGGGATAAAGTGACTAGTATCCCTGTGTGGGATTCTTCTTTGATCACAACGAGAAGCGATGATATTAGTAACATATTCTTAGAAAAAAATAATAAATATAAATCAGGATATTTTATGTTTTACTTTCCTTTTGGAAAGATTGTGGATAGTCTGATTGATTCTGAACCTGAAAGTGAACGAACGTCAATATCTCAAATGATGAGGGAAGGTAAAGATGTAAACTCTGTTTTAAACATTTATATTACTCTTTATGGTGATACTCCAGGACAGAAAGGATTCGGTGAAAAGATATTAAGTTTTAATTTTCAAGTTTTATCTGAAAAAAATCCCTTGTATGATGATAAATATAAACCAGAAGCCAGAGCCAAGCCTTTAGAAGAATATTTATATGACAATGCTGAGGTTGGAAAAAGCGCTATTCACGCAAAATCAGGACCATTAGATTCTGAAATAGTTTATCAACCTGAACCTCAACAAGGACCTGATTCTGCTGAAATAGAAAGACTCCGTAAAAAAATTGAAGAAAAAGAAAGAGAACGTGACCGGATCCTCCATGCACCAATAAATACTGCGGTTAGAGTTGAGGATGGGTCTGCTCCTCGCCCTGAATTGGTGGAGGGAGAACGAAAGGTGATGGCGAAACCCATAGAAGATGAAATTGAAAGACTACAAGCCGAACTAAGAACATTACAGAAAAAACCGACTGGTGGTGGTAAAAAGAAGAGGACATATAAAAAAAAGAAAAGAAGGTCAAAAAAGAAAAGAACTCCAATGAAAAAGAAAATTAAATAAAGAATAAAATCTAAAGAATAATTATCTAATGGAAACATGTCCTATTTGTCTTGAAGCATTGGGTGAAAGTAAAACAACTACAAATTGTAATCACAATTTTTGTAGTGTTTGTATTGAAGAATTAATGGAAAACAATAAAATTGAGTGTCCGATGTGTCGAACAATTATAAAAGAATATTCAAATAAAGATGAAAAAGTAAAAGTTTTATTAAAAACTATAACAAGAAATTCTTCTACTGATCAAAGTGATATAAATTTATCAGTAATTACAAGAGATGAAATGAGAAGGAACAATAGAAAGGGATATTTTTACTTTTTACTATATGTTTACTTGCTTTATATTTATATGAACAATTCATACTTAATATATAATTTAAAAAATCTATATAATGAATGCGAAGAAATGAATTCTAATTTAACAGACAGTTTTAATGAAATAGTAAATGGAGGAGTTTCTGTATCCGTGTATGATGCTCAAAATGGTATGTTTTCAAAAGTATGTCAAATACCTATCTATTTTTACAAAAAATGTTTTAATTTAAAGGAATACTAGGTTGCATAGCAATACCACACAAACCCGTATCTTTATCAATATTTCTTTGTATTCTAATGTATCCATTTTCACCCCATTGTTCTCCCCATGAATTTTTAACAATCCAATAATCTAAACCATGAAACATATCATAACCATACCCTACAAGGAGAACACCATGATCTAATTGTGTTCCACAATTAGGATCTGAATATACACCCGAAGAGTAAGCTTGAAAAGATGGTTGATTTGCTTGTATTGCTATAGAAACTGGTTGTTGGTGAACTACTCTTTTTAATATTTCTTCATTGTTTGGAATTACATCTTTAAAATCTGTTATATTTACAATTGTTTTACAATCTTCACAATCACCTTGTTCTCCTGTATAAGGATATTCTTTTTCCGAACATAACCCATTATGAATAGCATATTTAAAAGCATTATCCATGGAACCACCATTACAACCCTGATTACCATAACTACCTGAACAATCTATAAGTTGTTGTTCTGAGATATTTAAGAGTTTTCCCGTAGAGATAGCATGTATACCTTCAATGGCGCCTGTGGCGCTAAATGACCAACAAGAACCACAATGCCCTTGATTTTTTACGGGTGTAACGACATCTTTTTTCCTCCAATCTATCGAAAATGGTAAGGTTGTGTCAATATTTTCACCCATGTAAGTTCCATTTTTTGGAGTGTAAATTATATGGTTAAAAGATGTCTTTTGGTCCGAAAAGTGATTAATTTCTAATTTGTATGTATGGTTTTCATTGTTGTGTTTTTCTATCATTTTTGAATTATTTTTGAAAGTTAAGAAATTATCATGGTTGTATTCTTTTCCATATGTTTTTATAAAAGATAGATAATCTTTCATTAGGGTTGAATTAACTTCCAATGAAAGTGATGTATTTAAGAGGGTAAAAAAAGAAAATAACAGTTTCAACATTTATTAAATATACATATTTTTATTTTTGTAATTTTCCTTGTTATTATCACTAACTCTTTTATCAAATTTATGAGGATCATTAAATTTAATATGTCTTTTAAGTTCTGCGATACTTTCATTATAGATTATAAAAACTTCAGATAAATATTTTTGTTTAATATCATGAAAGTCATCATCACCTTCATTAAACCATAATGATTCTTTAACATATTCTATTCTTGATATGGATGTGATTACTTTTTCTCTTGTAAATTGCATATTTTCCATTTTTTCTTGATATTTCTTAAATTTAATAATAGCTGCAGCACACGTTATAGTGCTACTTATAGCTATAGGTGTCATATTAAAGAAAAGTCTCAAACCATGATTATTTTCTGGTATTAATTCATCAACTTCAAGTCTGAAAGACTCAAAAACAGACAATAAGGTAGATATGATAATAATAGTTATATTCATACGATCATACCATTGTTTATATCCATTATATTTCATTTGTAAAAGATCTAATCTTTCAGAGAGAAAAGTTAATTTTTTTTCAAGATGCCCATCAAACTCCCTTTCATGTTTAATATTCATCTTCAAGTCATTGTTTCTTATATCTTCTATTTGTTCTATATTTTTTCCTTTAAATTTATCATATAAATGGTCTATTTTAGTATGAAAATCATCTAAATTTTTTTTATTTTCTGTATTTATTTTACCATTTAAGTATTCTTTTAGTTCATTTAATTCAGTTTTTAGACCAATTACTATATTGGTACTTGATTCTTTATTGATTTTTTTTAATAATTTAAAATTATCATAAATAAATTTACTTTTCTTTTCTATTTTTCTTAATTGTAAGACTCTTTTACTCTTAGTTCTTCCTCTCACAAATTTATTATTTATATCTGATAAGTGAGTATTTATTTCTGATAAATGATTATCAAAAATAGCTTTATCATATATTTCTTGTTCAGAAAAAGATTCACTAATTACACTTGGTTCGGGGTGTGAAGATTCAAGAATGCTCTCTTGTAGATCCTGAAATCCTAGAATATCTGAATCGTTTTCATCAAATTGAGGTGAATCTGTTTTTCTTTCTTCATTAAGAGAATATTGTCTGTCATCTTTATTATTTTCAGGTTGTAAAATTGTTTTATCGTTTTTTACTTTATTAATCGTTGTGTTTTCACTAACTACAAAATTAACATCAGATACAAGATTTAGTTCTTGTTTTATCCCTAGTTCAGGATCAACTGGATTTTGAGGTGTTATTATCGTTTTTTGTGATTTGTCGTTACCTTTTATATTTTTAATAGAACTCATTTAAGTAAAAAAATAAAAAAAATAATTATAATTTGCGTTTAGTATAAGTATATTATTTATATAATATTTAACAAGGACAAACCTTATCGATTAACCTACCTCTACATTTCTTCATTTTCTTAGGTATGGGTGGAGGTGAAACAGGTGATGAAATTGGTGAACCTACTATATTACTATAATAGAATCTAATACGATACTGTAAATCTATAGTATTTGGGATGCGTTTTACAAGACTAAAAAGATTCTTAACGATTGTAATATTTAAAGGTGATGTAAGGAATTTTTTTTCTTCTATCCTTTTAAGGATTTCTTCAGCGATAGAAATGATATCATCGTCTACAAGTGAGGGTGAATATTTTAATATAGATAATATTTCATTATAAGTTTCATTTTTTATATTAGGTAGATCTAATATTAAAGGAAAACCTCCAAAGAAAGGATTTTCTATATAAAACTCCATGCTTTTTGTAATAGTAAATGGAAATAATATCAAATTTATTTAGATTAAAACTATTTAAAAAATAAAATATATTATATAATGTAAAGGGATGATATCGTGTCCGAGTGGTCTAAGGAGATAGACTTGAAATCTATTGGGCTTTGCCCGCGCAGGTTCAAATCCTGCCGATATCGCTTAAAAATGTTTCAAAAAACTAAAATTTGAAACTTTATTATTATCTTGTATATTATAAAATAGATTGTATAATTAGTTCCTTTAGCTCAGTTGGTTAGAGCATGAGTCTTATGAGCTCAAGGTCGTGGGTTCGAGCCCCACAAGGAACACCAATGGTAGCGTTCCCGAGTCTGGTCAAAGGGGAGTGACTTAAGATCACTTGCGTCACGCTTCGAGGGTTCAAATCCCTCCGCTACCACGCCTCTCTAGCTCAGTTGGTAGAGCGTATGGCTTTTAACCATATGGTCGTGGGTTCGAGCCCCACGGGCGGCAACGATTAGTTGACATAATCAACTCGGAAGAAAAAGTATCTTTCGTCATAGTTTGGTTCCCTTAGCTCAGTCTGGTAGAGCGCCTGTCTTTTAAATTGGTGGTCGTAAGTTCAAATCTTACAGGGAATACATGTCCGTGTGGCGCAATTGGATAGCGCGTCAGACTTCTAATCTGAAGGTTGCGGGTTCAATCCCCGTCATGGATACTTGTCACATTAGCTCAGTTGGTAGAGCGCTTGACTTTTAATCAAGTGGTCGTGGGTTCAAGTCCCACATGTGACATAGATTGGTCGGTCTTAAGCGACTATTTATAGTAGACCCAAGAGGACTGGTACTATTCTCTATATTTATAATAATAGATTCGTCTATTATTCCTCCCCAGATCTCACTATGTTTACTATATTTGTCACATTAGCTCAGTTGGTAGAGCGCTTGACTTTTAATCAAGTGGTCGTGGGTTCAAGTCCCACATGTGACACCATCCTCTATAGCTCAGTTGGCAGAGCGCTCGGCTGTTAACCGATAGGTCGCTGGTTCGAACCCAGCTGGAGGAGAAGGTTTGGTTTACCTTAAAACTGGTTTGGTTTACCTTAAAACTCGGAAGAATCTCTTTTCTTTTGTTATAGTCCCATATAGTCTAGATGGTTAGGATACTTGGTTTTCACCCAAGCGACCCGGGTTCAAGTCCCGGTGTGGGAAATTTGCCTCATTGGCGCAATTGGATAGCGCATCAGACTTCTAATCTGGGGGTTGTGGGTTCGAGTCCCACATGAGGTAATTGGTAGCGTTCCCGAGTCTGGTCAAAGGGGAGTGACTTAAGATCACTTGCGTCACGCTTCGAGGGTTCAAATCCCTCCGCTACCATTGATTGGTAACCATAAGTTACTCGGAAGAAAAAGTATCTTTCGTCATAGTAAGATAGTGTTCCCGAGTCTGGTCAAATGAGAATGACTCTAGATAATATTCTACACGCTTCAGGGATTCAAAACCCTCACTATCATGGTTTCGTGGTGTAACGGTTATCACTTTGGACTTTGAATCCAACAATCCGGGTTCAAATCCCGGCGAAACCTTAGGGGGTTGTAGCTCAACTGGTAGAGCGCTCGCTTAGCATGCGAGAGGTACGAGGATCAACACCTCGCAACTCCACTTATCTACTAGCTTAAATGGTAAAGCGGAAAGCATAATAAGCTTTCAGTTTCTGGGTTCGAATCCCAGAGTAGATTGACTAACTACCCTAAGTATTTTTTTTAATATTTATATTATCAGTATCAATCACAATATTTAATTGTAGATAAGATTAAATTTAAGATACTGAAAATCGTAAAATCCTATGTTTTGAATAAGAAGGATCTATCTTAACTATGAAATCTCTAAATTTTTTTCCTGATATATCAATACCATGATTTTTTACAAAATATTTTCTTGGAGAATATTTTGATTTTAATATTAAATTTATTTTTTCTTCAATATCATTTTCATCATAAAATACACCTGTTTCCGAATTAAGATATTTCCATCCACCTAGTATGTCTTTATTCATCAATACAGGAGTGTCTACTAATAATGCTTCTGTAACTACTCTTGGAGAAGCATCTTCATAATTTTGTATTATCATAAATTTAGATTGAGATATCTTTTCTATAAAAGAATAATACTCTAATTTTTCATACCTTTCTAAGTTCTCATCTTTTACATTTACTTCACATTTTTCTCTACCTATTAAAACTCCTTTTAGATTTAATTTATTACAAGCTACTTCAATTGTTTTTTTAGCTAAAGGCCAGTTTTTATTATGAAAATTCCAACCACTATCACATGTATCATCAGAAGGACAATAACAAATAAAATCATATTTTATCTTTTTGGTAGAAGGGTCAAAATTTTTAAGTTTTTCAATATTATCTGAAAAGTCTGACTCTGAAAGTAAAAGTGTATTTTTATTTTTGATATTTTTACTATCCCTAAATGGATGAAACCACGCATCAACTAATTCATCTATTCTTTTACCATTATGAAAAAAATTCTTATAACCTACCAGTTTATTTTCGGTTTTTATAGGAAATGAAAGATAACTACTACAACCAATAATTAATTTATTTTCTTTTTTAAATTTATCGAAAAGATCATGATCTTTTTGTTGTTCTAATGGACCTCTTATACAAACAATATCTACGTTTTTGTAATTTTCATCTTTTATATTAAGGAAAGGCCAATTTAAATCTTCTATAATTTCTTTTTTGTTTTCTAGTCCTTCTCTATAATCTAAGAAAACCCTTACTATTAATAAAGATAAAATTAAAATTATTAAACATCTTAACATAATTAATATATATATATATATTAATAATATGGATGAAGATATAGAAAAAATAATAAATGGTTATAGTTTAAACTATGAAGAAAGTTTATTTTCACAGATAATAGAAGATTTTAATTCTAGAGAGAAACGTCAGGAAGATTTGAACCAAAAAAAAAATAAAAGATTCACTGAAATAAAAGAGCAAGAACAATCCAAGAAAGAAGAGGCGGCAAAACGTATCCAGGCGGTTGTGCGCGGTAATAAGGTGAGGGAAGATGCTGAAAGAATGGCGCAGGAGAAAGCTTCTGAGGAGGCGGAGAAAGCTGAAAGAGATAGAATAGAAGCTCAAAAAGCAGCAGAAGCGAGTAAAATAGCTAGAAGTAAAGCTTTGGAAGAAGAAGAAAATAAAAGAAAATTAGATGAAGAACGTAGTAAACTTGAAGTTAATACTTTCAAGAGGCAAATAAATAGTCTAGAAGAATTAGATGATATTTTAGGAAATAGGTATAACTACATTAAAAATCCAGAATGTATAAAGATTTTTGAAAGTATATTAAAAAATACTGTCACATTTGTTAAAGAAAAATTAATAGATAGTAAATTAGATAAAGAAAAGTTTTTAAATTTTTTTAGATTAGTAGAATACGAGGGTGAAGAAATTAGAGTCCCATATAACAAAAATTTTGAAAAAATTTTATATAGTTTTATTAGAGAACAAGAAAAAAAAAGTTTTGAAGAAAATTGTATAAGAGACTATAATATCGTTTATAATATTATAGAGTATTGTCTTTTTATATTAGGAAATAAAAAATATAATTCGTTTAAAAAGTTTTTGAATCAAGTCAAAGATGAACTAGATAAAATAAAAGAAAAATCGGGTATAACAGATTTTTATATATTCATAAAAATGAAAAAGAAATACGACAATCTACAAGATTGTATTACAAGTCCTTTTAATAATTTATAATTATTTAGTGACCTACTGAAATACATCTCATAACATTATTACAACTATCAAAAGATACTAAATCTGTATTTTCTGCCACACATGAAGTCCCTTTAGGACAATCTTTGCTTCTATCAATTTGTGATCTTGATCCATCTTCACAAAAACGATAACATAAATCATTAACCCTTAACTCTCCTGAATAATATGAAGAACAAAATGGTTCATTATTTGTAAAACACATCATTAGAGTACAAGCCCCTATAACACCATTTTCAACCTCACAAGTATTACATCCGTCATTCCATGAAGCACAATTCCATGGGATTTCTGGCGTATTGTTCGAACATATACCGTTAGAATCTCTAAAACCATTACATGGTTGCTGACATGTTCCTGGAGCATCTGCTATCATAGGACCCATTGTATTTACGCACTCTAAACCATCTTGACAAGTATTAGCCATCCCATAAGGCATAAATCCACCACATGTTTCACCGACACCTACTTTATTGTTTTGAGAACAATCTAAAGAACCACAACCTACTGAACAACCACAATGGTCATAAACTGGGGGGGACCATCTACAACCTTCTCTAATTACAGGCATAGGACATGGTATTGGTGGAGGACAAGTTTCATCACATGATGTTACATATGTTGTTGGTTCAGAACAAACATAATCACAACAATTACCATGTCTCATAGCACATTGTCCAAGAGGACATACTGGATCAGCACATGCCATACGACACATTTGAATATTAGAATTAGAACAAAAATTTGTTTCGCTTTCAGTTACACAATCTTCTTCCCATGGGCGGATACACTTTTGTGAAGATTCGCACCATGAATATCCCCCATCAAGAACACAACCATGTTGATCAGATACACTACCCGGTGGAGCTCCTAGAAATTGTTGTCCGTAAGCACGAGATATTTCTAAAGAAATTAGTAGTAGTTTTAGCATTTATTATAGATAATTATTTTATTTTTAAATATTATCTATTATAAATGGTTGATATTTATGAATGTAAAAAAATGGCAAAATCTTTAGGAGATAATTGTCACAATACAAAAAATCGCATCATAGAAAAGATGACGGAATCATCGAAAAGGGATTGTAAAAAATTAGGAGATTACTTACAATCATTAATGGTATTAGAATCATTATGTTCATACATATGTGTTTGTTGCTGTGAACATGAAAAACTTTCTCCATCAATTTTAAGTGAATTAAAAAATAAATGTAATGGTTTAGTTAAAACATGTGATTCTATTAAGAAAACTTTAGATAAAGGGACATGCGACTATATCCGTTGTGATGCGATGGTTGATTTCTGCGAAAAATGTATGAACATAAAAAAAGAAAAATCAAAGACAAAGAAGAAATAAATTAAAACACGTATAATAAATAATCATCCCAATTATATAAACTTTTCTTTTCTTTTTTTTCTTAAAGATATCTCTGAATATATTTTTTCTCATTATTTATAATTTGTATAATCTAACATTTTATTATTATGATAATATGTTATCAAATTTATATATGTAATATTATATACACCTTATGAAAAAAACTCTAAGAAAGGTTGTTAGAAGGAGGAATGTTGAAAAAAATAATACACTAAAAAAGTTAAGAAGAAAGAGTAACAGACGAACTCAAAAGAAAGTAGAAAGAAGAAAACAAGATAAAAGGTCTCAACGTAAAGCGGATAGAAGGAAGAGTATTCAAAAAATGAAAGGTGGTGGGGCAAAGGCAGAGGCAGGAGTAGAGGCCAGGGAAGGATCACTTGTAAAGAATTTAAAACACACTCAATATAAAGAAGATGTTTCAAAGAAAATTAGATGTTTATATAAGTATATCATAGATGAAATATTAATTGACAAATGTGAAATTAATCAAGGAATGGTAAATTATTTGTTTGGATCTAAAACAAGACTTTTAGAATTAGAATATGACACAGAAAATAAAAAGTTCTTTTTTGAAATTAATGTTAATAATAATTTTAAGAGTTTTATAGAAGATATCGTTGAAAAAACTTTGAATCCACCATTAGGAAGGTTGCCTATACGAGAATTAAAAAATAATGATGAGAGAATAAAAATAATAATAAATGATAAAAATTCTAAGAAAGATATAATGCTATTTCTTAATACGATTATAGATATTATTAATGAAAATGTTAAAGGATTTGATGGACCAAAAGTAGAGAAAATAAATTATCTTGATTTTATAAAAAAGGTCAAATATCCATTATCTTACATTATAAATCTATTATATACATTGAAATATGGATTAAATTCTAAACAAATAGATTCACAAATGTCAGATCCAGAATCCCCAACTGATAGTGATGAAGATATAGAATACTACCCAACTAGTGATGAAGAAGAATCAAGTAGTGATGAAGAATTAGCACCAGAAAAACCAGAACAAGAACCAGAACAAGAACCAGAACAAGAACCAGCACCCACACCAGTACCCGCACAAGCATCAGCCGCACCCACAC